CCGTCGCCACGACCACCAGTGCCTTCGGCACCAGGACCATCACCACTCGCAGTATTACCGGCTTTAGTTGTTCCACCGACATTACTAATATTAAGAGTGATTGGTGCAGACTTACCATCTTTACCTTTGCCTTTTTTAGCACCAGCACCGCTACTCGTCTCAGTGCTGCTACTACCAGAAATAGTGACAGTTACTGTACCAGCACCACCAGTTGATGCTCCACCTGTTGCTGCACCGCCAGTACCTGCTCCACCAATTCCACTACCAACTCCACCAGTCGAAGCACCACCGGGACTTGATCCACCCGTTTCTGTGTTAGTTTTAGTTGGAGATTTAGTTTCCGTATTGGTTTTTGCTGGAGCAGCAGACTTACCGGCACCCGCACCTGCTTTAGATGCCGAATTAACGGCATCAGGATCAGCGTCATCTTCTGGTTTACGAAGTTTATCTTTTAGCTTTGCAAACATATTACCTGAACCAAGAGGTTGGGCCATAAAATTCCTTAATTAATTTTCAGTAGGTTGATACGGTCCCAAACACGATGCAGGCAATTTAACCTGACCATCGGGAGGAGGCGTAGGCGCTGACACAAAAGTTTGTGAATTGCCGAGTTTATATGCAATCATCAATTTATAGACTTGCATATGATTGTTTCCAGCTTTAAAAAGCTGTTGACGTTTCTTACGAGTCGTCATTTTAAATACTGTATTAGGTCCTGCAAACATATTTTCTCCTTATATGTTGTTGTTACTGCGGTTTCATTTGACTTGCCATTACCGGATTATTCTGGAATGGCGCTGGAGGCTTAGGCAATCCCGGAGGATGTACACCTTGAGCCGCCGTAGCATTTGTACTTTGTGATAGCGGTGAATTTTGAACATTTTGACTAGCCGGTGGTATGCCCGCTTGATGCAATCCGGGTCTAGGACCTTGCGGCGCTCCCGGATGACCTTGCATCGGAGGATGTCCGCCCATTGGAGGCGGGGGTCCTTGCGGTGGTCCACCAGGTCCAGGCGGTCCTTGAGGAGGACCTTGTTGTTGCGGGGGACTAAGAGGTTTTTCGCCCATCATCATTAGAGTTTGTGGGTCGCCAGTTTTTAAAAGATTGATATGCTCTTGAATGTGAGCCAATGTCCTAGAAACTAGTTCAGGGTCTTTTCTCAAATCGGGGTCAGCTAAAACTGATTTATGTTCTTTAATATGCATTGAGTGCTGATCGGTAAGAAGTGCTTGAACACCTTTGCCATCAACTAGATCTTCATTTTCTGATTTAATGTTCATCAATTCAGTAATGGTATCATCGGTCATTTCATCTAATTGACCAGTCTTAATAACCATCAAATACTGTTCGGGAGTTTTGATAAGACCCATTTGAAGCATTTGTTCGGCCATTTCAACTTTACCAGCAGTTGTATTCGACAATGGATTGCCCATGTCAACAATAACGCGTGTAATTTTTGAAAGATCGTCGCCGTTAAACTCTTTCATTTCCATACGATTGTGTTTTCCAACAATCATAGCGATGCGAGGGACGCTCGCAAAGCGCTGGAGCATCTTAATTAATCCTGTGCCAATACTCTCAATCATTTGAACATACGATTGTTGTAGTCCAGATTGGTATTGAAGCGACATAGATTGCAAGAGCGCAAGAGCATTACCTGATTTAAGATTCTCAGGCGGATTTCCACGAGTAACAGAACTGACACCAGAAATCGTTTCCATTTCCTTAATCAACGTTTGCATGAAAGTGAATAGTTCAGGCGGAGTACTAGTCAATTGTAAGGCTTCGGGCTTGCCGACTGAAGCATTATACTCGATCAGATTCAATCCACCAACTAGTTGAGACGGCACAATGTCTGTGCCACGCGGCATCATTACGTTTTGAACGCCGAAAGCTGATTGGTTAGTCAAGATTGTGCTATAACACATGTTGACTGCATCCTGAATCGGGAGCAAGTCAAACAAAGGAGTATAGCCATAGGGCGTTCCAATGATATTACTGGGTGCAATACGATAAATCGGCAGTTCGTCATAGGGCATAGGCGAGTCCAACAACGTCAAATCGTAATCTAAGAATAAAAGATAGCGACCATCGGGCATTGACTCAGTTTTATTGTGATAAAATTCGTAAACGGGAATGTCATCTGTTTCATAGATGCCGAGACTGTTGAACCGATAGCGTTCATACTCAGTTTTCGAGGGCATTCCTTTAATTTTATCGGCTTGTTCAGGATATTTCGCGGCCAAGTCGAATTTATTTTTGTAAGAACGACACAAAATCCAATCATTCTGTTGATTCTCTTTAGTAGAGTCAACAACCACATCAAATGGCGATAGATTTGTGAATTGTATATCGCCTTCATAAACCGGGAAGCCGGGATTAATTACATTTCCCTCTTCATCAGTTTCCGGGTCGATATGATCGTAGATTTCACCACCCGTAGCGTTCCACTCCATCTTAATATAACCACTACCGAGCACAATGGCATATTCAACTGCCATCTTTAGATACATTTCGAGATTTTTCTGTCTCATGTAGTAATCTAAAAGACCGTTTGCGAGTTTTGTCTGAACGAGCGACTTATAATCTGTATTTACAGCGCGGGCTTCCATTGCAGGACGGGAAGCTGTGATCATCACAAGGATGTTTTGACCGATATTGCGTAAATGATTGACGGGAAGGTTAGCTAACTCACCCTGTTCGCCAGAAAAACTGATCTTATGACCATTCTGAACGGTAGAATAGTAGGCACCATGATAAGCTGCCCACATTTCACGGAGTTTATCAAGATAACCACTAGTATCGAGGTTATGGAACCAGGCTTGAGCCTTAGATAAAAGGACACTAACTGTTTCATTAGAATCACGAGCGGCGAAGTATACATTACCGCCGGATGCATTCTGATTTGTATCTTGAATCATTTAAAGGGTCCTCTGTATCTATTTGTTAAAGCTTTATAGATTTACGGGGTTTGAACATATTAACCCATACTTGCTCATTTTTAGTATATGTCTTCTGTTCCAAAGGTATAAAATAGTCAGATTGACTAAAACCGTATCCTACGGGGTAGGGGTTCTTATGTTCCTGCACGTTCCGCACAAAGTATATTAAACTATCAATCGCATCATAGTGACCCGCATCAGGACTTCTAGCAAAATCGGTTTTATTTTTATTCCAAGCACCATTTCTTAGATGGTATATTAACGTTTCGCAGCGTGGATTAATCATAATCTGCTTGTTGGCGATCTTCATACGAATTGTATTAAGATGACCGTCCTTATTATCCTTCTTAGTTGGGATGAATAAGATGTTTTCTTTATAGGTTAGGTGATTCAACATGACCATATTGTTGTTATCAGCTACTCGCATGGTCGGAGGTTTAAACTCAGCCGTAGCTTTGTTCGTCCACAGACCCTCTTCCTTCTTTTTTATGTCTTTGGCGAACACATCCAAGAGCATAGCCGAACCATCTTGAGCGATTTCATCCTCAATGACGATCACACCGTTCTTAAAGTCGTAATATCCGAACAAAACGACGAATAAATCCTTACCACCGATGTCCATTGACACATAAGCGTCATAAAACGGCGGTCTTTGCACTTCTCGAACGATTTCTTTCTCAATTTCGGGAGTAAACTCAGGAACAATAGACAGATCACTGTTATTGATGACTTCACAGAGATATTCCCGTCTAAATTCCGAGTTTTTCTCACGCATAGGCTCATAACGCTCAATAATCTCCTCGATTTTCTCGGGGGTCATCATTGGATTGTCATAAATTGTGTATTTAATCAGTTTTTTACGGATTTCAGCGGGTTGTAGAAACTCGGTGATGAATTCATGGTCTGCAGTCTTCGAAGGAGTCGAAGCAATGATGCCGTGACCACCAGTTGTATCAGTTGTTGGAGCTAAAATTGAACGAATGACGTACTTCAACTCATCACAGAAGCCCGCTTCATCAATAATCCACAAATCGGACTTACTTCCCCGTAAACTCTCATGGTGTCCGTTATCAGTACCGGCCATCTTGATTTCACTGCCGTTCGGGAACACGTACTTGTATTCGTTGTACTTAAATTCTGGACGCATTTCTACAGGACAATCCATGAAAATCTCAGTCATGATTGGC